AAACCAATAGAGCCAGTGAAAGAAAAGCCAAGTGAACAAGAATTAAAGAAGCAAGCAATTGACACGGCTAACGAATATGCAAATCAGATTAGATACTGCGAGAATAATGATAAGAAATTTACGTTTATCGCTGGAGGCTTATCAATCCTATTCGATTACCTGGAGAAATTTAAGATTCCGACAATATCAAAAGAAGAACGAATTGAATTTTGGGAAAAGTATTCTAATATTCAGGATATTGAAGAACGAAAAATGCACTGCAAAACTCAAGGTTATATTAAATTTATAAATTCTTTAGTTACATTTGATTGTTATATTGATAATGATGGAACTATTAAACCAAACGAATAATGAAAAGAAAACTAATTTACGGAACTGCGCTGACATTAATTTTTTACGCTTACTATTGTGCGCTGAAAAATAATCAGACAATACAAAAAAATAATGAGCCGAAGTGGGTATTCGGAATTTCCGAATCTGAGGATATCTACACGGATACAATAGATTTAAGGTTATACACAAGTCACGGAAGATTAAAATATAACGTTAAAGATAATTGACAAAAAGCGTAAAATTTGTAAAATGAGAAACGAACACGAGCATAAACTCCAGGTGGCAATTTGCAAATGGTTAGAGTGGACACAAGACTTTTACTATTATGCGATTCCAAACGGAGGCGCAAGGCATAGGCTTGTAGCTATAAAATTAAAAATGGAAGGCGCAAAGGCTGGAGTTGCTGATATGTTTTGGATGGTTTCGAATAAGCGATGGAAAGGTTTATTTGTCGAGGTTAAGATTGACAAAGGAACTCAGCAACCAAACCAAAAAGCATTTGAATCGATAGCCATTAATCACGGGTATTATTACGCAGTTGTCAGGTCTATTGAAGATTGCGAGAGTTTGATTAAGAAATTTAAAGCCGATGAATTATAATAACGATTTTAGGTATGATTTAAAATACGGAGTTGTTGAAGGAGAAACCTGGTTTCATAATATTGTTTCGGGTGCAAAGATTGAAGTTAAATCAGACCGAAAGACTGAGCAGACTGGTAATGTTTATATTGAATATAAATCACGAGGTAAATTAAGTGGTATCGCTACAAGCCAAGCAGATTTTTGGGTTTATAAAGTAGCGGAAAATAAAGCAATTATAATTTCAACTTCCGATTTAAAAAAGAAATTAAAGGAATTGCACTTAAATGGATTGGCAAGAATTAACGTACCTGGTGGAGATAATAATACATCACTTGGAGTTTTATGCAAACTAAAAGACCTGATATGATATCAGAGAATTATAAAAATGCAATCAAATGGATTACAATGAGAATACAACGACCTACGATTCAAGTAGTTATCGACTGCGCTACCTATCACGATTTAAATTATAGCCTGGAAATTAACATGAATAGAATCAAAATGGAAAGCGGTGCTTCATATCCAGCTTATCGACAAACAAAAAAAATCAAGGATTATTTGGAATTGCATAATCTTTAATGTAAACTTTGCGTATGGAAAAGATTAATTATCAAGGAGTTATCAAAGAAGAGGTCAATCATCCTGAGCATTATCAAGGTAATGGCATTGAGGTAATTGACATAATTGATGCTTTCGACCTTAATTTTAATCTTGGCAATTCAATTAAGTACATACTGCGAGCCGATAAGAAAGGATTTAAAAAGAAAGATTTGGATAAAGCAGTTTGGTATTTGAATCGGGAACTCGAAAAGTGGAAAGGTTAAAATCAAAGGAATGACCAGGTCGCAAATCATTGAGGAACTTTATAATTCAAAGGAAATTAAACAAGCCTTGATGAAAATGCACCCAGCAAATTTGCGAGAAGAATTAAAGCAAGAAATGTTTGTAAATCTTTGCTCGATAACTGAAGATAAATTTTGGTCGATTTATAATAACAACGGAACGAGTGGATTAAAATATTGGTTGGTCAGATGTATGCTAAATATGATTTATAGCACTGGCATGAATCAGCCATTCTTTAGACACTTCAGAGCCAAGTATGAATGTCTTGATGGCATCGAAGAATTAGTGCATATTGAGGATGAATCTAAGGAATATAAAGAAAAGCTATTTAATCGAGTGGAGGTAGCAAGAAAAGAATTATCTTGGTATGAAGATATGTTACTTGACACTTATGTCGAATTAAATTTTAATCAAACAGAGATTTCAAGAAAGACTGGCATTCCGTATATGTCCATTGTCAAAACGATTTCAAACATTAAAAAGAAAATAAGGGATGAAGCCTAATGAGAAAGCTAAAAGTTTGTTGATCAATGCCCTTTATTTTTGTGGGAATAAAGCATTTGCTTTCGAATTAGCTTTGTACTTTTGTTCATTAATTCTTGAGCAGAAATTAAAGGCGGATGACCGTGCTTACTGGAGTGTAGTCCAAGATGAAATATACCAAACAAACAAATGATAACTATAATCGCAGCCGTTTCTTTTGCAGTCTTTTTTACAATGACTAATTTATATCAGTCATTCGGATTAAATTTTAAGCCGTTTAGTTGTACTCCTTGTCTAAGTACCTGGAGCGCCATTGTTTTAATTATAGTTCCTATGCAATATCAAGAGTGGATTGCAATCGTATTTAGTTCGGGTATATTAGGAGCAGTCATTTTTAGGTTAATAAACAAACTATGACCGAGCAAGAGATAGCATTTATAGAAGCCAATATTATAAACTTTGAAGCAGTGGCTTTGGGGTTTACTAAAAACATTGACCGAGAAGTACTTGAAGAATATGCGAGCTTATATCGTAAATATGTCAACAAAGATTTTAACTTCAATTCGTGGTGTGGCTCTTGCGTATTCGATATGCTCAAAAGATTATCCGCACATTACGAAGGAATAAAGTATATTGCAAAACTCAACCAACCAAAACCAAACGATGTCCAAACTAAGAATCTGCGCAGTCGGAAGTAGAGAATCAGGAGTCACTTACCATCGCCTTGCGTTACCATTATCGGTAATGAAAAAAGAATACTGCATTATCACGGATACAATGACCGAAGAGATGCTGATTGAGAAGGCGATAAACGTGGTCGTAGTTAATCGTTTCTGTGAATTGATACCATTGCCCGATTTGTTAAAATGGAAGGCTAAGTTAGGATTTAAATTAGTTGTAGATATTGATGACTATTGGGAATTGTTTAGCCAGCATTTATCCGCTAAGACTTATCGTGATTTAGGAGTTACAAGAATAATTAAGACTTATATCCAGGTGGCTGATTTAGTTACTTGCACTCATAATCGATTACGGCTTGAGATTATTAAGATAAATCCTAACTGCTTTGTTCTGCCGAATGCTTTGCCGTTTGATCGTGACCAATTTACTGCGATAAGAAATGTAAACGAATTTGTTAACATTGCTCACACGGGTAGCATCACTCACTTTCCTGATATGAGGCAATTAAAGAATCCGATTTATGAATTGTCTAAATCTAAATCTTTTAAGGAGTCAACTAAGATGGTTCTTTGCGGTTGGAATAAAGCAAACGAATGGCATTGGAAACAAATGGCAGAATGGTTTACTGCTAAAGAGAAACTAAATTATAAGATTTTAGAATCTATGCCCGTAGATTTGTACATGAACTTTTATATCGAGGCTGACATCTTACTTGCGCCTTTATTAGATAATAAATTTAACGGTTTAAAATCAAATCTAAAGGCATTAGAAGCTGGAGCTAAAAGGATTCCCTTGATGGCAATGCAAAGAGCGCCTTACGATGACATTCCAACGGTATGCTTTGTTGACAACTGGGAGCGAGATATTAAAAGAATGGTATTCTCAAAACAAATGAGAACGGATTTTGGGGAATCGAATGCAGAATATGTCCGTGAGCATTACGATTTATTTAAAATTAATGAGGATAGATTTGCTATTTATTCTAAACTAATAGAATAATGCCAGTTATAAAATGTTCAAACGGAAAATTTAGAGTAGGTAATGGCGCTTGCATCTACGATACGGAAGCCAAAGCGGAAGAAGTATGGACTGCGATACGAATAAGTATGGCCGATAGCTATAATGATTATCCTGATTCTGCGGTTAATAATGCCAAGCGAGCGTTGAAGTATGTCAAAGAAAATGGTTGGGGAAATTGTGGAACTCCAGTAGGTAAAATTCGTGCTAATCAATTAGCTAACCGAGAAAATATTACAAGGGATACGATTGCAAGAATGGCTTCATTTAAAAGGCATCAGCAAAGCAAAGACGTTCCCTATGGCGAAGGATGCGGAGGCTTAATGTGGGATTGCTGGGGAGGTACTGAAGGCATTGAGTGGGCGATAAGAAAACTAAGCCAAATTGATAAAACTGAATTAGCCGTTGGATTGCCACATTATACAAAAGATGGCAAGTTATGGAAAGGGGCAACTCATAAAGATGCTTCAGGAAGATTGATGACTGGAGCGGTGCATACTCCTGATTCAGAATATTTATACCATTACGATGAACTTGCTGAAATAGGCGAAAGGGGTGGAATTAAATCAAGTCCTAAAGCGCCAAAGTCAAAGACTCCAAATGAGAATCCAAAAGGGGAAGGTTCAGCTGGAGGCAAAGCAAGCGGTAAGCGAGGCGCAAAGGTTACGGCCGAACAAGAGAAGACCTTACAAAAAAAGGCAGATGATTTTAATGAAAGAGAATCAAATACTAAAAATGGGCGAGCAACTTTAGGCGCACTTAAATCAGTCTTCCAAAGAGGGTTAGGCGCTTACAATGTAAGCCATAGTCCTTTAGTTAAGTCAGCGGAGCAATGGGCATACGCAAGAGTTAATGCTTTTCTTTATTTGTTAAAAAATGGCAGACCCGAAAATCCTAAGTACGATGGCGATTATGACTTATTACCCGAAAAACATCCCAAAGCAAATTAATATAATATGAATAACTTTTATCATAGTGGTGCTACTGGAGATGTAATTTATTCTTTGCCGACAATTCAAGCATTAGGCGGAGGCAGATTGCATTTGGTTTTACCTGATAATTTATATGATACAATTTTGCCATTACTTGAGGCGCAAGATTATATTTTTGAAGTAAGAAAAGGAAGAGAATTTATTCCGCCAATTTATGATTTAGATTTATTCCGTAAAAATAGAGATTTGCATTTAACTCATTTGGTCGATTTGCATTTACAAACATTCCAAATTAAAGGAGATATTTGGAAGCAAGGTTGGTTAAAAGTTGAGCCGATAAAATCAAATAATAGTTTTATTAATATTACTCCAAGATATATTTCTCTAACTACGGATTGGATTAAAGAAATTAATTTTTTAAAAGACAATTCAGATAATGTTTATTTCATTGGTTTAGAATCTGAATATGAGCCGTATAAAAATTTAATTGAGAGATACGAAATAAAGGATTATTTAGAACTTGCGCAATTACAATTAGGTGCAAAATATGTTAGTGGCAATCAATCAAGTTTTATGGCAGTTGCTCAAGGAATTGGTAGAGATTATAGAATGAGCCAAGCTGAAGGGCATACAAATTGCAATCAATTTTTACCAAAAGAAACAATAATATGAGCCGTGTAAGCGACAAAGAATTTTTTGATATTGAAGTACAAAATGGAATAACTCCTGAGAATCCTGATTATTATAATTTGATGGATGCAACGGCTGACATAATTATCGAATATGCTAAAGACATAATCGAGATAGGCGCTGGCATGGGTACGCTTGGAGAATGCTTGCAAAAGAAAGGACTTAATTATTACGGCATTGAGCCGAATAAATACCATCAAAGATTTGCTAAGAAAAGAGGAGTTAAATTAAATGACATAAGTGTTTATCCTGACCAGTGCGGAATGGTTGTAAGCATCGAAGTAATGGAGCATTTAACCGATGAACAAATAAAGAATTACATGACCAATATTAATTGTCAATATTTCTTATTTTCTTCAACTCCATATTATACTACTCCTGAACAAGATGAGGCTTGGGGTCATATTAATATTAAATCTGAAGAAAGTTGGATTGAGTTCTTTGCTCAATTTGGATTTAGTTTAGAAAAGAAATTAACTCTACCGACCGAGTGGTCATTACTTTTAAAAAAATGAACATAACAACAACCAAATTGACCGACATAAAGTCGAATCCAAACAATCCAAGAATTATCAAGGATGACAAATTTAAAAAATTAGTTGCATCAATTAAGGAATTTCCGCAGATGCTATCTTTAAGACCTATTGTCGTTAATGACGATATGATAGTACTTGGTGGCAATATGCGATTGAAGGCTTGCAAGGAAGCTGGACTAAAAGAAGTACCAATAATAAAAGCAAGTGATTTAAACGAAGAACAACAAAAAGCATTTATAATTAAGGACAATGTTGGGTACGGGGAGTGGGATTGGGATATGCTTGCTAACGAATGGGATGCCGAAGAATTAGTTGAGTGGGGTTTAGATGTACCCGTATTTGATATAGAAGATTTAGGAAGTGCTGAGGAAGATAATCACGAAATGCCTGAATCAGTTGAAACAGAAATTGTTATTGGAGATTTAATTGAAATTGGTCCTCATAGATTAGTTTGTGGAGATTCAACTAATAGCGATATTGTTAACAAATTAATGAATTCTGAAAAATGGAATTTATTAGCTACGAGTCCACCATATAATCAAGGTAATGCAACAAGCGATGGCTTTATTCATACTAAAGGAGGTAAAACTACTAAAGGAGTTAGATTATATGAAGACAAAGATGCCGATAATAGAAGTTCAGTAGATTACTATAAATTTTGTATTGATATATTAACAACTTCTTCAATATTTAAAAATGAAGAAGAACATTCAGTTTGTTGGAATGTAGCATATAACGCTAAAAGTAGAGATGATTATGGCAAAATTGTTTTTTCAAATGATAATCCTTATTCAGTAAAAGAAACAATTAT